CCTGCAGTGCTGGCCGCGGTGGTTGCCATGGCTCAGTAGGTTGAGCAAGAAACTCTTCTGCACGCTTGGCGCGTTGCTCTACAACCTCGGGAACATTCTGCAGCTTTTCGCCTCTTGACGCTGATGCCGGAGTCTTAACAAGCGTTCCGTAAGTCTTTTCTAACGCCGGCTTCTCTTCTTGCGACCACTTAATGTTTTTCTCTGCAATATCGCCAGCACGCTTTTCTAGTGCCTCTGGCGTGATCTTGGGATTTTCCTTGAGCAATGCCTTGGCTACCTTGTCCTTCTCGCGCTGCACGTCACGAGCACGCTTGGCAGCGGCCTTGGTTGCTTCAGCAACAGCCTGAGTCACACCTTTGCCCTTGGCCATGTGGACAACCATGGCTTGCACGTCGGGGTTGTCAGTAAATCTCACCTTGCCTCCCTTGGCGTAAGGTTGTACTGGCGTCTTGCCAAACATGACAACGCTAGGCTTGGCCAGTCTCGGACTTAAGTACCCGGCATAGCCATAGTCACGAATAAGGCGCTCTAATGCGTTGGTAGCCTCAGCAGGCTGTGCTAATCCCTTGTTTGACGTGGATGTCATCGGTATGCGCGTGGTTTCGCGTGCAAGCATTTGCAGTTGTAATGGATCTGCTGCCAGGTCATACAGGTTCTCGCCCATCGCCCGGTACTTGTGCGGGCCAAGGCCAACCTCTGGCTCCATGTTCTGGCCGGCATAGAAGTAGGTCCGCGGCGATATAGCCCCAGGCAATCCGAGTCTTGCTGCTTCTTCACCCTTAATGCCTGTGCCGTAGAACGACGGGTCAGTCTCGGTCAGCCCTGCCTGTTTGCTGTAGTGCAGCATCGGCGTGGAGACTGTCGTGCCTTCCATGGGCTTGATCAGTGGGCGCAGATAGTCCGGCATCTCGCCAGCGTAGGACGTGCTCAAGAACTCTGGCGGCAGGAGCAAAGGCTTTTGCGGTGCAAACTGGAACGTCTCGTAAGCTTTGGCGATGTCCTTATCAATCTGCTTAACTTGTTCTGTTTGGCCACGGCGGTTGGCCTCGTAGCGCAGCGATTGCAACTCGTTGATGGTGCGCTTTAATGCGGCGTTAAGCGGCGTGTAGTTGACTGTGCTGTTCTGGCCTCGCGTCTCGGTACTCATAGCCAGGCGTGCCAGCGGCGAATACATCTGACTGTGCGCAGCCCAAGCAATCTCCTCACCCTTGGGGCCAAACTCGTTGCCGTGAATGGCATGGCCGAAGAAGTCATGCACGGCGCGAAACTTCTCGTTCTCATTCAGTCCCGTCTTGGGATCAACGTCCTTCAGGAACGGGTGCTCATCGCCACCCTGGAAAACGTAAAGGTGCTTGTTGCCGTATACGTCCTGCAGCATTTGCTTGCTGTTGCGGTAGTTGCCTTCGCCTGCGCGGTGATAAGACAGGCTGACTGGCAAGCGCTTGAACTGCTCGTCAGTCTCTTTGGCCATCTGGCGGTATGCGGCTACCAGTAACTCGTCGTAATTGGTTGCGCCAGACTGCTCGATGACTTCTGGCATTTGCGTGGCGTACTGACGGAAGATCTCCTGCTTGTAGCCGGGATCATCTGTCGTGGCCAGCATGAAGGTGCGGCCAATTGGTGCCTGCTTGAGGATGGAGCTTTCAGGCATGTCTGGCAACGCATAAGGCTTGCCAGTGGTTTCCTGCGTGTAAGTGCTTGCGGCCTGACGAACAAAGTTCGCCGGGTCGCTCATCGCTTGCTTGACTGCCTCATCCGTAGTTGGTTGCGAAACATCGCTTCCAGTTCGTCCTGGGGCAACTGCTTCGTCCCGTACTCTTTCGACAATGCCTCGACCCTCCCCTGCAGCCGCTTGAGAACGGCTAGGGCGGACTCGGTAGAACGGTCCTTCTGTGGTTGTTTCATAGGTGACTCCTTGGTCTGCCATTGTGCCAGGCATAACTTGTCTTGGCGCTACCCCTTGTAGCGGTTTTGCCAACATTCCCTCGCCGCGCATCGCCTGATCAACGGGCCTTAACATTTCCTTACCGGCAGTTTTTGCCGCTTGCCTCAGAGCGCCGGCAACACCCGTGGTCGGTGGCAGCATGGCCATTTGGGGCAGGAACGGTGGCAGCTTGAGGTCTGGCATGTCCTCGAGCATCTCAGCGCCTTTCTCAAGGTATTCGATGCCCTTCTCAGTCTGAGGCAGGCGAAGGTTCTCAGTGATAAAGCTTTGCGCTGCTTCGCCAGCACGCTGGCGTGGCGTCGGATCTCTTGGATCGCCGCTCTTAATCGCTTCCTTAACGAAGGTGCCAACGCCTACCGCGGGTGACGCTAAGGCACGGGCAACGATAGGCGCACCAGTCAGCAGCACGTCCAGCCCGCCAGCGACTTGCGGTGCCACGCCCTCAATGTCTTGCAGGATGTTGCCTTGGCCATAGCCAGGTAGCGCACTGACACCACGCTTGGGCGTCTTGCCCATGAACCTAGCCGTGGGGTCGCCGCCCTTATCCATGTGAACAGGACCGCCGTCCTTTAAGCCAAGCCGCTCACGCAGGCTAACCGTTCCGCCGTCCTTTAACCCAAGCCTTGCCCGTAAGTTGCTCATGCTAGCCCCTTGTGTTGTGCGGATGATACTGCTTTCAGGTTAAGCCGCATAGGGATTGGTCTTGGTGATACCGGCGTCAATTACATCATCTTCATCGTAATCGTCTCGTGGCGGTGGATCAACACTGAGCCAGCCGGCATCCCTCAAATACCGAATCGCTTGCGAAAACGCGTCACAGTTGTGGACAAGTATGCCGTTAGCGAAGTAACAGTGATCGGCCTCAATTGTCAAGTCGTACACGCGACGCATGGTACGGGTGTTCTGTACGACTTTTGCCGAGGCGAAACTTTGATTCTGCAGTCTGGCACCCCTCTTTGCAGAACCGCTTTCGGCTGCTTTTAGCTTGCATCTCACATCCGCACCAAACGCAGTTAAGCGTGAGGGATGGATAGCTTCTCGGAACTCCCCAAGTTTTTGCCAAATATTTTTGAGCATGCTCTCGGTGCCAAGCGCGGCCCTCTTCAGACCGATGCCACTCTGATGCTTTGGATCTAATGGCCTCAAGATGCTTAAGTTGCCCTTCTGATCTGCTTCGTTTTGAATGCTCCTCTCTGTGCTGATCCCAATGGGCATCTCTTGTAATACATTCAAGGTTTTCAATGGCGTTGTTGGCCGTGTTGCCGTCGATGTGGTGAACGTGCATCCCTTTTGGGATTGGGCCGTGATGAAACTCCCACACATCTCGATGAAGCCTGTGCCCAGCCCTAGCGAAGTATCTACGGTGCGCAGGATTCGTGCTCTCAGGGTAGCGGTTGTATTTTCTACCATTGAAGACAATTGTCTCCACGATGACGCCAGGTTTCTTTGCAAATCCCATATGCCCTCCGAATTGATGACATATAGATTATGGATTGCTTGAGTCAAGCTATCAACCCTTACCCATCCTTTTTGGGTGAACACTTCATGATTGCCCGTGATCAGAAGGCTTTTGTCAGCCGCCTTTATCTTCCAGACTTCCTTTATTCCGTTGTCATGAACGGCTAGGACGCGCCGTGAACCATTGGGCGTAGTAACCATCTCGCCAACCCTTACATCGCAAATTCTCTTTTGGCTACCGTCAGCCATCATGACCAGCGATTCTGAATCCACGCAAAAATCGTCGTGCGTGGTCTGCGGGAAGCTGCAGATCTGCGTGACCATCGCCTCTGCCCAATCCCTGACAAAGCCAGGGTTGACGCTCGACTCAGGGACATACACCCTTCCAGCCTTCACGATGTTGGCCACGATACTCAGGCGCTGGATCTTGTCAGCATTACCGGGGTTGTAGGATCTCACCGGGATGTGAGCACGCTGCAGGTCTTGTATTAAGACGATACCCGCGGCCTTGTCCTCGACTAGCACCAAGTCAACGCGCTTGGCGTCCTTGCCCTCGCCAAACACAATCTCATACTCGTCTAATACTTTAGGCTTAAGGTCAGGGTACTGTAGCCGGTCTTGCCAGGCATCAATAATCAGCACCCGCATGCCGCCGTCTTCTGGCTTGTAGACACCGAAGGTAATGCAGGCCGTCGGGTCGTTCTGCGTCTTCTCAGTGAAGGCACAGTCGTAGGACTGGACGATGAACTCCAGCTTCGGCAGAGGCTTGTCTGCAGGCCATAGGCGAAACCAATCCCGCTTGACGATACCGCCTTCTTCAGCGTCAATGATCTCAGCGTGGATCTCTTGCCTTCCTAAATTCGTGCCTTCGTACTGCAGAATCTGCCGCTTGAAGTTCTCGCTTAGGTTGTCGAGATTGGCATAAGTCGATGCAGTCGTCAGTACGACGTCGTCACCCTCCCTTGACATCAGATCAATGATTAAGTCTTTAGGCTTTGGCGTAGTCGTGCAGATCAGCCGAGTCTTCATGTTCTCGAGCTTGAGTCGCATGCCAAACTGGATCTGGTCCCAGGCTTCTTGCAGGTATTCCCACGCTGCCAACTCGTCGCAGTTGTGGACTACGACACCGTTAGCAATGAACTCGTGCTCGCCCTCAACAGTTAAGTTATACGTCAGGGAGTTTGGCAACCGTTCTACGCTTCTTACCGCCATTTGCTTCAGTTCGATAGGTGCGCACTGTGGATCTGGCATTGCAGCGCTTGCAGCAGTATCGCTGGAACGATTTCTTGGCCAAATACTCACTTGAGCAAACAATGCACTTACGGGTTTCCGGCTTGAAGGCATTGACTCGCCACGACTCCAAGCATTTTGTTGAACAGAATTTGCCCGGCTGGCCAGTCGCAGTTGAAATGAATTGCTGGGCACACTGTATGCAAACAGCTTGCTTTGGATACCTAGCCCTTCGAAGATTCTCTCTTGCAGCCTCTTTTTGCTGCTCAGTGCCAGCCCTTCCAATTGCATGATGCCTTTGGTGATCAGACTTTGACATGAGCGCAAGATTTGACACGTCGTTGTTGTCAACGTTGTGATCAATGTGGTGAATAACAAAGCCACGCGGGATTTGGCCATGCTTTTCTTGCCAGATATACCGATGAAGGTATCCACGCCTTTTGTTGTGATAGTGGCCGCTTGGCCTCTTATGCCAAGTGATACCGACGTAAACGATGCGGTCCATAAAAGATCCCCTTCTTTGATGTTGCCAGCGGGTATCCACTGTTCACCAACAAGTATCGGGTGATCCTCTGTCACTGTCAATCTCGTTGAGCCAGACGTTATCGTTACCAATCCTGATGGATTGCCAGATATGCCTGATGCAAACACTTTCCTCGGGCCGTGACGAGTCAATACAGACTCGCCAGTTTTGATTGTCTCAATAGGCTTTTCAGTGCCATCAGCCATGGCAATCAATGTGCCGGGGATGCAGCACCATCCTCCATGGAACTGTGGACCCCTGAAGCGCTCCGGCTCCGAGGCCGGTATGCCCTTGATCAAGCTGCCGTTAGTGAGCCTGAGTTCATGCAGGGCCTTGTTGTAATCAGCCACTAGGACGGGCGGAATGACCTGCAGGAGGCCCGAGTCACCCTCAAAGCATGTACTCCTCACATCTGATGATGTTGGCGCCGCTACGAGCCATCTCGTGGCTTTGTGGGACCATGCCCACCAGGCGATCTGCTCGGCTGCAGTTCTCGTCTTGCCGGCACCCCTGCCAGCTAGCATGAGCCAGATCGACCACCAATCACCCGTCGGCAGGATCTGGTGCTTGAGCGCCTTGGTTAGCCACATCATGCGCCAGCCCCAAGCCGCAGCCTGGTCAGCAGGAAGTTTGGTGTACTCAGCCCTTATCTGCGGATCACGCAGTAGGGTCTCGAGGTCACTTGTCCCCAAGTTGGCGTTTCGCTTCTAAGTTCTTCAGCATAGCGTCGAAGATGGATATGTCAGCCTTAACCTCGAGCGGGTTCTCAGCGTCGCCAGCCATGGTTACCCGATCACCGTAGCGCTTGGGGTTCCATTTGGCCAGCAGCTTAAGCTTGATCTCTGCCCTAGCCTTGATCAACTGAACGTAACCCGGATCAATCCGGCCACGCTCTTCGCGCTCCGGCTCCAGCATCATTTCGCGGTAGATCTCCTCGGCTATGGCGTCCTGCCCAACTTCCCGTGCGCGTGCGATGTGGAGCGAAAGATCTTGGTCGCGGGCCATCCACTCGTAGATCGCAGTCCAATGAGGCATATGCTCATCACGGCATATCTGTCTTAATGGTTCTCCGTCACTTAGTCTTCTTGCTATCTCTGCTGCTAGCTCTGGGGTGTATTTGCTTGGCCGGCCAGTTTTGCGCGGCGCAGCATCATCTTTGGGTTTTGCGGATTTGGCCATCACATACTCTCAGTGACTCGTCTCGATCCGTTAATCGTAGGGTTTTGTGGCGCGGCCTGCAAGATTATTGCGCAGGCGCTCATGTAACTGATTGATTTTACTATGCTTTGCTACAAAAAGAAACCCCGGCATTGCGCCGGGGAAAAGACTTGAGGTAAGTCAACAGGAGACATCACATGGAAACTCGTCTGAGTCTAAGTCCTCCTGCTCCTCTGAGTCAAGCCGCTCTTGGTCATATTCCCAGAGTTGCCTGTCGAGCCACCAGTCATAGTTCATCTGCCGTCTCCTTGATGTATTCGCTGATGGCTTTGTGAAGTTCTTTGATCTGCTCTTGATTCAAGTGAACGCTAGCGTGTGCGCCCATCTTCCAGATAGACATCCACAAACCGCCTTCGTAATCGCTGAGGCTGATCCTGTCGTAATTTTCTGCGGTAACGTCGTGTTGCATGATGTTCTCCATGTAAGGGGCCGAAGCCCCGATTCTTAGACCAAGTCAAACATTGCGCAGTCTGAGTAGTCGCCCTTGACGCGGAGTTTGTATTCCTTGCCTTCGATCATGACAACGTCGCCGTTGTTGAGTGGGGCCATGCTGTTCATGCGGTCGCTGTGAGCAATGTCTGCTGCCGTGTAGTGCGACTTGAGCACAGCGCCATGTTGCAGCACCCACATCACGCCATCGCCCTCTTTTTCGT